TCGCTTTGTGTGAGGTAATATTATATAGCATACTAAATTTTTGATAATTTGTCAAGATATACGGTAAACCATAAAAAAAGAGACCCGTCAAGGGTCTCTTTGAAAAGTATATAAGCAACTCGCTTACATAAGGTTTTTAACAGTAACTCTTCTGTAGTATCTGTTGTCGTTAGCAGTAATACGACCTGAGTTAGTATCAGATGTTCCTTCTGCAAATGGGTTAGCAACAAGACCATAACGAGTCTTGAATCCGATTTTTGGTTGGAATGTATCTTGACCAACTGCACGAACCATCTGTAGTGGAACATATGGGCAGTAGAATAATCCTGCGTCGTAAGGTGATGTACCTTTGTATCCTGCAACGTAGTACTGGTTAGCAGCAACGTTTGCTGAATATGGGTCGATGTACACTCTATACTTACCTTGTAGAACACCAGCAAATGTGTTGCCTGTGTCATCAACGTTAAGGTTAGCATTAAGTGCTGGAGTGTAATCTAATACACCTGCCATTGTAAGTGCAGAAGCAACATCAGCAGAACAAAGGATGATGTTACCCTTTCCTCGACGAGTTTCCTGTGCGATTGCGTTGGCATCTCTCTCAATCTGGAATAGAAGTCCTTTGAACTTCTCAACTGACCATCTACCATTACTATCTACATCTAAGTCAAACTGACCACCGATTGCAGTATTAGCTTGTGCACCTGGTTTTGCAGCTTTGTAGATTGTTCTAATAACTTCTCTGTTGATCTCAGCAAGAATCTCAGTAGAAAGAATGTTAGACAATTCTGCCTCTGCATTCAATCCGTGGATTGCTTTCAAGTCTTGAGCAAGTTCTAAACTGTACTCTGCCTTTAGTGCTCTAGACTTCGCAGTAACTGTAACTTTCTCGATTGAGAATGCCATCTCGTTGAACTGGTTGCCAGATGCATCGCCAAGTGCTTCAGAGTCACCAGTTGCCATACCCTGACCAACTGCGTAGTCGTCTTGAGTAGAGTCTGATGATGGGTTAAGAAGACCTGGGTTAGATCCATGCTTGGCACCAGGTTGTGTAGTACCAAAACCAACTGCTGATCCGTCACTTGTCTCTGCAGTGTAAGCACCCTGAGTGGTGTTATTACCATCATCCTGTGCAGAGAATGCTGTGTTTACTTCGTCGAAGAATGTCTCGTCGCCTGACTGAGAATCTCTACGTGATCTCATCGCAAAGATAAGACCTGTTGGTCCGTTCATTGGTTGAACACCAGCAAGGTCATAAGCGACCAAGTTAGGCATTGAACGTCTGATTAGACTGATTAATACTGGGTCGAAACCAGCAACTGGACCGCCAGCGGTTGCTCCGCCACCGAATCCACCTGAAGCACCTGCTGCGTTTCCTAAGTTAGTTGGTGCCTCTGCAAGGAAATTTCTTTCCTCATTTAAAAATTTTTCTTGGTTCTCCAGAAGAACTGCGGTAACCATTCTGCGATGTGAATCCTTAATAGGATCTGCACTATCTGCATCTAATAATGGAGCCCACTTCTCCTGCAGTTGTTCACCATTGAACATTTGCATTTGAATTTACCTCTTTAGTAAAAGTGTTGTTTGTTATAATGTAGAAATTACTTCTTAGCAACTCTCTGAAGAGTACTTAGATAATTGGCCATGTGCCCAGTTGCCTGAACTTCCTGTCCATTTTCCTCAGTAATAAAGTCAGAGCCGTCACTTTGAGTACTAGTTACTTGTTTTGTTGGGAAATAAGAATTTCTCAATGTTACTAGTTTCTCACGGTAATCGTTTTCAGTTTCAAACTCAACACTTTCAGCAAGAGAAGCGAGTTTATCTTTCTGAGTGACTGCAAGTCCTTCAGAAACTTCACTTAAAATTCCATCAGATGTAGATTCTGCTAATCTCTTGTTCAAACTAACATTCTTGTCAATTTGCTCATTGAGTTTTTCTTCCATTTCATCAAGTTTATTTACCATGCTCTCAAGTACATCGTATTTATCTTCAGGTACGGATACATAATGTTCTTCAAATAGTCCTTTCAGACCTGTCATAAAGGACTCGGATAATTCTCCTTTTAGTCCTTGATCAACTGCGAGTTGATTTTCTTGCATCCATTCAGATGCAACATACTCTAGATAAGAATCAACTCTTTCAGTGAGTTCATTCTTAAACTCTGCAACTTCTTCGGTGAGTGCTTTAACATGATCGGCTTCCAATGCTTCTTCAATCTTAGCAACTTTAGAATTAATTGCTGCTTCAAAGATTGTTTTTGCTTTTTCTTGGAACTCTTCTGATAACTCTTCACCAGCTACAAGAGCATTGATGTCATCGCTGACATCTAATTCTTCTGCTTCCTCCTCTTGGGACTCAGCAACTACCTCTTCGGAATCGGATGCTTCAATTGCTTCCTTCATCTTCTCACGAAGTTTTGAAGGTGCTTCTTCTTCAGCAACTGTTTCTTCTTCAACTGTCTCTTCAGTAGAAACTTCCTGTTCGGCAACTACCTCTTTTTCTTCAGATTCGTCTGCTTCGACTTCTTCTGGGACGTTTGTAAGTTTTGCACCAGGTTGTACATCACCAGGTTTAACACCTGACTTTGCATTTTTGGTGATAACGTCTTTTACTTGTGATAGACTTGCACCAGGTTCTTTGAACTTGGCAGAGTCGTCATCGACTTTGTAATTTTCTGGGGTAGGTCCTCCAAGATCCTCATAAGTTGCAGGTGTTCCACCTGTTTGTAACTTAGGCATCGCTTCTGCAGGTTTTGCATTAGCGTTTACAGCGGTCTTGGATTGAGTTGTGCCTACTTCCATTTCTTGTAAATTTTTTCCACGGGACATTTGATCTCTCCGATTACCTTTAGTAATTTGACTATATTTATTTATAATTTAAAGATTTGATAAAAAATCATTAAAGAGACTTAATTTCTGCTCTTCAAGTCTTTTTTGGTCAACTAGAGTGTTTATTCTCTTTTTTGTCTGGGACGCTAGTTGTTCACGAAGGATTCCTCCATCCCAAACCCATTCTTTTCCTTCCATGATTCCAGACACAAATGCATCAGGTGCAGATGGATCTGCTACGATATCAGCAGCAGTTGCTAATTGAAAGTCTTCGCCTACAACATTATGACCTTCATTATTCATTTTTAATGAACCAATACCACGAGATGAAACTCCAAGCGTCACACCCTCACCTATTAAAGATGATGCAATCTTACCCATTGGTGTCGAAAGCAATTGTGCCTTTCCTCTAAAATTATTTCCCTCTTGAACAAGTGATGTAATCTTATGTGAAACACGGTCAAGGTTTACAGTTGGTCCATCTGGATGTCCCAGTTCACCAAGTGCACGACCTTTTTTAATAAATGATTCGTTATAACGTCCTACTTCACGAGACAAAGTATCTACAGGGTACATTCTTCCGTTACGGTTTTTGATACCCCCTTGTAAAAATACACCTTCGATATACATCTTTTTAGATGCACCTTTACCTTCGGTGACAAATTTTACGCTTGCTACTTCTTCTGTGATTAATTTCATTTTTCTAATTTGTGTAACCTACTTTTGATCCCTTAACTGCAGCATTTGCAGCAAATATAAAATGACCAGATTGTTTTTCAACTAATACACTTTCTGATCTCATTAAAGTAAAAGATCCAACAACTGTTCCGCCTTGAGTTTCTACTACGGTTACTAAATGATCTGCGTTTGTTACAGTGTTTACTAAACGTACTACAGTAGCGTTATCAAAATTTGATGCACTACCTGACCCAGTTGGCAAAGCAGCTTCGGCACCTTTAATTAACAGTTTCATCGGATTCTTCTTCCTCTTGTGTTTCTACTTCATCTGCTTCATCGCCAAATAAACCAGCAGACACGTTTGGTCTTTCTGCCTCTACTTTTTCTGCTGATTTAGCGTATAGCATATCTTTTATCCTATCGCTAATGTCTGACGGTGACTCGTTGTCAATCATCAAATCAATTAAATCATCCATTGTGTCACAAAATAACTATAACTTATTTATATCTCTCCGCCCTTTGGCATCTTGATATCTGTTGCTTTGGAGCTCCCTACATCAGTTGCTTTATTGCTGCTAGAATCTAAATCTGGTTCATTCACAGGTTTACCCATACTCATATCTGAATTAGGATTTTGAGTTGGATCTGCAATTTGATCAACAGGCATTCCACTATTTGGATCAACTGGCATATTTGGATCAGGTATAATACCTGCTTCTATTTCTTCCTCCATCTCTCTATCTAAATCTTTGATGTCATCTTCTGTCTGTTTCAAAACTTTAGTTCTAACATAATGTGCAGAGAAATACTTACCCATATATGGTTCCATTGCAGCAACTACACCTAGTTGTTCTTGAAGTAATTCATTTGCTTTTAGATCTGAGAAATGATTATCATATAAGAAATCAAATTGAATATGATCACTTAATTCTTCCCAATCATCAGGAGTAATAATATTTTTAAGAATCAACTGAGTCTTAAGCATATCCATAAAGACTTGTGAAAATCTTTTACGTAATCTACCTACAAACTTAGTAAACTTAAGTTCATCTCTTAAAATTTCTGATGAACGACCTAAATTAAATCCACCTTGACTATCTAATCTACTTGACGGAACATTCAGTGACTTATAAAGTTTACTTTGAAAATACTCAATATCAGTAAGTTCTCCAAGGTTTTGTCCACCAGGTAATGTTGTAATCTCAGTTCCTCTTCCGCCTTCTCTTCTAGGTAACCAGAAATCTTCAAGCATTGCCATATATTTACGATCATCACGAATCTCACCAGTATCAGCATTGTATACTAGTTTATTACGATAACGATTCATAACATCACGAAGATATTGTTCTGCTTTTATCTTTGGAAGATTACCAACATCAATGTAAAATATTCTTCTTTCTGGTGCTCTTGATAATCTATAAATTACAAGACTATCTTCAACCATTCTTAATTGGTTGAGTGCTTTGATTGCTTTATGTAAATATGATAATACTGTTTGCTTATTACGATCCACTAATCCTGATGTGCAATATGTAATTGCATCTTTTGCAATTTTTACTACACCTTTAGCACTTTTATTTGGATATATTCCACTACCTTTAGATGCACCATCAGGATTGTAAACATAATATTCGTTTATTTTTGGAGCACCTGCATTCTTTGGATCGTTTCCATTTTTTGCAACATCAAATGGTGATAATCTATTTGATCCTGTTTTATCTGTTTCACGGACTAATCTTATTTTAAGTGGATCAATATAACGAATATCTTGAATACCTTCTGAGGGATTATCTAAGTCAATAACTTTATGGTAAAAAACTCGACCATCAATATACCAAGTACGAAAAATCTCATGACACTTTTTATCAAAGTTCATGAGAGATTTGATATATTTAAATTCTTCTCGAATAGAATCTTTTAATCTATCCGATGCATTTAGATTTGATAATTCGATTTCAACTGGTGAATCATCTAAGTCAGAAACGATTGCTTCGTTTACAACATCTTCAATTGCACTATCACACTCTGGGTGTAAGCACATTTCACGATATCTACGAACTAAATCTTGTTCACTCTTATAAACACCCTCAATGTCAACGTATTGGCCATAAAATCCACTAGAGACATAAAAGTCTGATTTGTCTTCATCGCTTGGAGGGACGGGAGAAACTACCCCCTTTGATTGCTTATCCTCTCCATCGGGGATTTTAAATCCAAAAAGTTTTGCCATTGTATAAACGTTTTGCTACTATTATAGCACTATTTATGATCCTGTGCCAAGTTGTGTTCTAGATTGTGAATCAAGAGCATCAACCCACTGAACTTGCATCTCTACAGTAAACTCTTCAATTGTATCTGAACTATCATAAGATAAAGGAATATCAGAGATGTTAGTTGGAAAAGTTCCGTGAAACTTATACATTTTCAAAACAGGTAATTGTGCTTGACTATCAGGAGTAGGGCCACTTACGCTTGATCTACCTAACTGTCTTACAAATAAGTCTTTTTGATATGCTGTTGGATCAGTAAGTCCTGAGTTATCTTCATGCTTATTAATCAAGTTCATCCATCTTTCAAATGCTGTTCTAATTTTAAAATCAACATCATTGATAATAGTGATTGTCCAAGGATCGAATGTACGATCTCCTGCAATCTTTAAATTTCTTCCTCTGAAAGGAACAAGTATTGGTGCAATGTTTGAAGCAGGTAACTGTGCTGCTTTGACTAGAAATCTACTTTTATCTGCGATTTCATCACTAGATGAATCTACAGGAATTGCATCATCAGGGAAGAACAATTCACATTCAAATAAATTAGGACGAGCACCACCCCCGACCATCTTACCCTTGAATGCATCAAGGGTTCTATCTCTAGTGCTTGGAATGTTTAGGTTAGCCATTTAATTTTTTTCCTCGATTGAGTTAAACGTTTCCAACTACTTCTTCAAAACTTACTCCTGTGCGTGTCGCAACAAATGTAAGTCCGATAAAGTTAATCGACCTTGCGGGTTTTACGAAAATATCAGCTCTAAATTGATTTGAATCAATTATGTCTGGTGTGTTGTTTGTTTCATCACAAATTACAACAAAGTCAGTGATACCTCTCTTTGCTTTCACATCACGAAGGAAAGGATCAACTATATTTAAGAAGTTTGTCCTTGTAATTACATCATTGAATTCGAACAACTGATCTCTTGCTGCTCTTTCGATTGTATCCTCTAGTGTGAGGAACAAACGACGAACATTAATACGATCAAATGCTGATGCAACACCAAGTCCAGTTCTATCACCAAAGAGAATAATTCCTGCACCTGGAGATGCAATCACTGGATTGATTCTCTTCGGATAGATAATATCTCTTTGTGCTTGTGTTGGATTATATGCAAGTTTAACTGCTCCATTGATCGCTCCTCTGGATGCCCCAGCTGGTGAGAACCAAGAGAATGAATTAATTGATGTTCTTGCCATTAATCCACCAACATCCCCATTTAGTGGGATGTATCTGAACTCATTATTAAATCTATCAAATGTGTATTTGTAACCTGAGTCAAATACTGCATATGATGATGATTGGAGTGAAGCATAGTAGTCAACTATGTTATCTGTTTGTGTATCTGAGTTGGATACATTTACAACTCCTGCACGATGTGGTGATATACATGCGATACAATCTTTTCTTAAATCTGCAATTGAGATAAGTGCTGATGCTTTTGCTTGAGAATCAAAGATTGTAGCACCACCACTTGGGCCTTGTAGAATAAAGTTGATTGTATACTCTGCTGGATTTTTAAGAATATTATATGAATTGATTACGTCACCTTTTTGTACTAAGTAACCATCTGTTCCTGAATAGTCATTACCACCTTTTAGATCGTATGATCTATTACCTTCAACGTTAAACGTTACTCCTGCAGCATTTTGTCCCCAAAATCCTGTAACTAAACTGAAGTCTTTGATATCAGTATCACCAGATCCAGCACCGATTGCTGATAATCCACCAGCTTGTCCTGTTGGTGCACCACCTGCATAAATGAATTCTGATCTATTTGCAAGATAGTTTTTGTAGTAAACTTCTTCTGCTGGTTGTCTCTTTCCATCCTTTGCTTTTGAAAGATATAGATGTTTCTCAAGAATGTTACCTGCAATTCCTGATGCACTTCCATCTTCATCAACAACCACAATATGCATTTCATCGTTCTTAGAACCTCTAGATTCTGCATATTCAGAAGTACCAGGTTTTTCAGCGATTGTGTTCCAAGC